CCATATGGCAGTTATTTGATAAGTGTCATTGTAGGTTAACAGATGTCAGTTAACCTATTTTGTATTATTTGTCAATAATGACCATTGACTTTTTTTTTACTGGAAGCGGATTGCTTCAGGAAAAGATTCATATGTTAAATATGAATTTGGGTACAATATTAATGCTTTTTTGTTTCTTTTCCAGCATTATGTATTATTGTATTTAGCCAATCGGCTTTTACCAATATGTAGATTAGTTGTATTTTTTATATTTTATATGTTATTATTTTAAAATAAAAATTTGTGTTTGTGGTAGGTGGATTTTAATCCACTGAAAAATCAAAATGACGGTAATAGCTCTGATGTTTAAGGTTATAATTGTTATAATCTTCGGTAGTCCGTACCCGTAAACCAAGGGATCGATTATTGGCCATATAATCGCATGTACAATCAATTATGTCGTTCGTGATACGCGACTTTAAATTTGAATGAATTTCACAACCTTTGCCATAGGGGGAAATTACTATGGAACTAGGATTTATTATACTTCACCGTAAATAAAAGGATAAAGTATAACCCGTGTGTGAAACTACTCACTCTTCGGAGGCCATACACACGAGGTAACCCGGCACGAGAAAGGAACACCTCAAGAATGGGATCTTTTTCAGGATACCAGGCATGGATAGGAATGAAGGTACGAATTTAACTCCTTCTTCCACGGTTTAATGGCTCATGACCATTGATCAAAAACCGTTAATTATGATACGATAATAGGGACTTAACCAATATGTTGGGATGTATAGGAGCTCGGTTTGAAACCCGGGTAACTTATATTTTTGTGATTTCAAGCGTACAATATAATTTTATTAGACGTATTCTATTGGTCGCGACGTAAGTGCGCGATACGGATATTAAAACATGCACAACCTAATGTCAACCCAAACGGCGATTTTATTGCCAATGGGTTGACATAGGTTGTGATTTTGAGGTGTTGCATTAGGCAGAAATGATAAATATGAATCAGAGTAACTTATTTGCAACACCCGAAATTACAACTTATGTCAACCAACCTTTACAAAACACTAGATTAGTTGCGAGCAACCAAGTTGAAAGGGATGAATCCGAGCTCCAGGATTCCCGCGGAGGATATTATGGCGTTTTGGAAAATTACGAACCAGTAGTTTTTCATCACGAGGACGATTATGAGGGACCATGGAAGGTGGTCAAGCGCAAGGATCGCAGCGTTAGAAAAGATGATAGATGTGATTATTGGTGCCGCGTTGCAAGAGTTTGCGATGCGTATTATGCGCGGTATACAGGTCACGATGTGGAGGAGTACATTGAGGATTATATGAAGGAGGATAGGCACCTCAGTGTTAGGTCAAAGGGGAAGAACAAGAAGAAAGTTGTTACTTCTGGGCATTATAGTAATATTAAAAAGAAGAGCAAACAGGTATTTCAGAGCCATGCCCAGCCTGAAAGTTTGCTGCTTCGCGCACAACACCTGCAGTGTGATCAAGCTGCAGAGGAATCAAACGAATTGTTACATGCTATAGAGGAGGTGTTGCTCTTGGTAATTAATGTCGCTAACTGTAATAAAACTAGTCAAGCGATAGGCATAATAGCCGCATTCATACATTCCCGATGTAAACAATCTGTTTCTTTAGCGATTTTAGATGTCTGTAAGAGGTTTTTAGTAAGTGACGTTAAATTTGAAAATTACGAGTTTCAGGCCGGTAATGATTATTTCGCTTCGTTAATAGGTGCTATTGAGAAAGCTCAGGAGAATTGGAAGGCTTTTAAGGAAACTCCTATTTATAAAAAATTGGCGAAATTAATCTGCCTGATAGTGACTTTAGGATTTTTACCTAAATTATCGGGATGGGGAAGATTTACAGGTCCAGCTATGGAATTTTTCTTTGGTAAAGCATTTACTATGATGTCTAAGTCTACGTCGATGTATGAAGCTATCGTTGATATATCTTTTTTCTTTATAACTAGGGGATATAAGGCGTTTTTCGAAGGTGATACTTCTGTTTTCTTTTATGATGATAAAGATTTGCAGGAGTGTGAACAATTGTACAATATTTTGGTCGCAGCCGAGCCTTTGATCAAAACCGGTCAACTTGCCCTAATAGCCGATCAGATACCGGATGGTCACTACGAAATTAAAGATTTAAGCGATTACATGAACCACACTACGAAATTAACTGATCGAATAACTTTATTGTATAAACAAGAGACTGACAAATACCTGAAGGAGAGGTTAAACATTAAGATTTTAAGATTGCGTAAGATAATGTTTGACATAACTATGATACAAAAGACAGTTAAATTTAAGCACAAGCCCTATACTATCATGATCACTGGTCCATCGGGGATTGGTAAGAGCTCTTTAAATAGTGCTTTCATAACAACTATTATGGGCGGAAATAACAAAACGATAGACGAGAGTGCCCGATGTGTAATTAACGATACTGACGCATTCGATTCTGAAATATTAGCGACCACGAGAGTCATAACATTGGATGATTGGGCCAACTTAAGATCAGAAAAGGCCGTTGAATCTACTACTAGGCGTCTAGTGGACTTTTGTAACAATATAGCTAAATTTGCAAACAAAGCAACATTGGAGGAGAAGGGTGCCGTATTGATTCAGCCGGATTTGGTCACTGTGACGACGAATGTCACTACTTTAGAAGCTGATATTTGGTCCAACGAACCGGCGTCCATTATGAGAAGGTTCGATTTGATTATTCATCCTATTTTGAAGTCATCCCATAAAAATGTACAAGGAACTCTGGATTTTGACAAGAGTGTAGCTGATAAGAGTGCATGGGATTTCGACGCATACACGGTAAGAGTAAAACCATCCCCTTCTAGCAACAAATTACAACGCCAAAAGGATGGGTATGAATTTGTAAAAGTTTTATCAGGAGTAGATATATTTACTATAAATCAGGCTTTGGTTAAGGATTCTAGAAGACATTTTGCGCAGCAGAATTATTTAGTGGAGAATAATAAAAATATTACTAATCAATATTGCAAGGAGTGCGAGTGTAGTAAAGAATATTGTCATTGTGATCTTAAAAAGCAGAGTGAAACTGAAGGAACTCATGAGAATTTATTTATAGGATCGCTACAATCTCATGCAGCATATGAACAAACCAATCAAAGAGATAATGATAGGTTTAAGACAAATCGAACAAAATTTAGTAAGGGACATATTCTTTCTGCACTTCAGAGCATGATAGATAATATAAGCATATTTTGTTTAAGTATTCCTTTATGGTTTAAATTGGTACATTTAGCGTTTAGAGCTAAATTTTGTAAAGATTTCATGTCGGGTTTGGCCATAACCAACGACATAATAGTAACTAGGTACAAGTTACATTTTTTAAAGCCATGTACTTTAAATTTTCAAGAGTACGATAAGAAGTTGACCAGTATCTATCGAGACCATGAACGTAGTATTTTAATTGGTCTGTATGGTATTGCTGCTGTTGCCTTTCTTAATATGGGCTATCAGTTGTTTAAGAAGTATTCTAGATTGATGGCAGATGATGGATATATACCTCAATCAGGGCCCGTATTAAAAGTCAACGGTAAGGAAAACGTGTGGAAGAACATAACCGTGACGACAGTGCCGACAGAGCGCACTAAGGTTGGGGTAACATCAGCCCAGTTGGATGACAAAATAGCTAACAATTTATATATGTTTAAGGTTTTTGTTGACTTCGAGCGAAGAGACGGTAATAGGTGTTGGGCATTTCCTTTGAAGGAAAATTTATGGTTGGTACCTTCTCACACAGTGTACGATAGAACAAAAGAATATATAATCGAATTAACGAGTTCTCGCAATTATGACACATTAGACGTGCATTTTTGTACTCGAATTGCGCCAGAGCACAGGTTTTATATTCCTAAATACGATTTGTGTGTTGTTAAGATCATTGCTGCAGGTTCGCAACCTGATTTCACTCCCTATATTTTAGATAAGAAGTCTGTAAAAGCTGGACAATGCTTGCGTTTAATACAGAGAGATTTGACAGACTTTAGCGTCATGAAAGGAGATGTTAGGTGTGAAAGTAATTTGAGTCCAGTTAGGAGTGAGAATAGTGAAGTTGGATTACCAGATGGGGTGGATCACTTTGGATACTTATATACCAGCTATAATGATACTAGTATTGGTTCTTGCATGTCTATATTACATACTGGAGGAAAGTGCCCAGTTATAGTTGGGTTCCATGTTGCCGGAAAAACCGGAACTAAAGTAGGATTATTTTCTCCCTTATATATGGATAAACTAAACACTGCACTGGATTATTTTTCCGACCAACCTATGCGAGTTCACAGCGAAGGAACGTTTGATACATTTCAATATGGTATTGATTTAGGGTTACAGACAAATATACACGATAAGAGTCCAGTGAATTTTATGGACGATTTTGATGAGAACGGTAATTTAGCAAATGCGTCGGTCAAGATATTTGGAGCTCATTCATTAGGTAGATCAAGAAGTTCTACGAATGTAGAAATATCATTTATATCAGATGACGTCAACAAAATAGAAAAATTGATACGAGTTCATGAACCGCCCAGCATTAAAGGTATGAAGAAACATTGGCACAAGGATTTGACAAGTAGGTTAAAAAACAGAGTTGATATACCGTTTGCCGTATTAAATAACGCTGTTCACGACTTACAAGTATATTTAAGTGAGTCTGATTATAAACGGGACGAATCAATTCTAGGAGTTTTAGATCATTACACTATAATTAATGGTAGGGATGGAGTGTATGGAATAGATGCACTTAATATGTCTACTTCGATGGGCTTTCCTTTAAACAAACCAAAGAAGAATTATTTATATGAGATTGACAAAGATATTGATGGTATATCTCGAGTTATGGAGGTTCCGGATGATATTATGCAAGATATCTTATTAAGGGAGGACAATTACAGAAATGGAAGGAGGAATTATCCTATTTTTAGAACGTCTGTTAAGGATGAGGCAGTAAAGATTAATAAGGACAAACGCCGTTTATTTGAGGCTGCACCTTTCTGGTATATATACTTGATGCGTAAATATTGTTTAACTGTTTGTGCGCATATTATGGAATATAGGTTGCAGTTTTGTACGGCAGTGGGCGCTAATTGTTATAGTTCCGATTGGAAAGATATAGCCGAGCATATGCAGTATTTCGGTAGTAATAGGTACATAGCTGGAGATTATAAGGCTTTCGACAAGAAGATGCCGTGTTATATACTATTAGCTGCCACCGATTGCATATTAGATATTATGAGAGGCAGTGGGAAATACACAAAAGATGAATTATTTATATGTCAGGGTATTTTCACAGATTTATGTTTTCCAGTAGTCGAATACGATGGTGTAATTATGCAATTTTACGATTCACATTGTTCCGGCAATAGTTTAACGGTTATTATAAATAATTTTGCCAACTTAATTTACATGCGTTGTGCATATTACGATATTTATAACGGGTTACACCCCCCATTATTTCACACCGTTATTAATATATTGGTTTACGGAGACGACAATATTGCTGAGATATCTTTAGAGGAGAAAAGATTTAATCACAAGACGTGTTCTGACAGCCTGGCTAAGTTCGGAATAGTTTATACTATGGCTGATAAGGAAGCTGAGAGCGTACCATTTATTGAGTTCTCGGAATTAGAATTTTTGAAAAGGAGGTTTGTGATGTACGAAGATATATATTTATGTCCTTTAGATCTTACTTCCATATCGAAAAGTCTTCATACTATAAATAAGAACAAAAATTGTTATCTATCCGAAAGACAGATTGTCGCTGATATTTTGAGATCCGCTTTTAATGAGTTATTACACCATGGGGAGAACATATATAATGAAGTTGGATTACAGTTATATAGTATCGTTATGAAATACAAAATGCAGGCAGTGGTAGGCGAATTTGTACCATTTGAAGAGCGTATGGCGAGGTTTTATAATGATTACGAGCGTGCATCTTGTGTTGGATTTACAAGTGTAACTGTTGATAACAATCTGGTTTTTGAATTCCAGAGCCAAAATTTAGGCGAATATTCAACGCTGGCTCCTAATATGTCAAGATTAGGAGAGGGGGAGTTAATGATGGTGTGCAGTAGTCCATCAGAATTTATTGACTCGATGCTTCATCGGTACAGTGAAGTATGCAATGGTATTAGGATTTTTTCCCATTGTATTATACGCAAAAATCACACAAGCCCTAATAATAAAGAGTGTGAGTCCTCCACGAAGTCTATCTTGGACAGTTTTGTTGACACTAGAGATCAACACCATGGGTTATCATGGATAGATAACACGAATTTTATGGACGACGACGTATATACATTACAATCTGCTCGAGAGTACGTGACACAAGCCCCATCAGTTATGGAAACAGAGAATTTCACTTCCGTAGCTGCACAACCTGGATCTTTAGTTGGTGTGTCAAATGATGAAGACAGCACATTTGACTCTGTCACGATGAGTGATAATATGTTAGGTAGTTTTCTATCTCGCCCCGCTTTGATAGATCGTATTATTATTACCAACAACACAAGGCCTTTTTTATTTATTTTTCCTTGGACCGAGTATTTTAAAAGTCCGGCAATAGTTAGGAAAACTTCTAATTATGCTTGGGTTAGAGGCCGATTACACGTTAGATTTGAGGTCACAGGTAGTCCTTTTAAGACTGGCAAAATAATGTGCTCTTACATGCCCAATTTAGCGGGCCCCGAAGAAGTACCCAGGAGCCGTACTGGTGGATTAAATACAATCGTTCAATCACAGAGGATGAAGATATTTTTAAACGTAACTAACGGTCAGGGAGGTGATATGATTTTACCGTTTTTTCATCCTTATGATTATTTATCAGTCGGTCTACCTAATTATGATTTTATGGGGCGCATAGATATTACTCCTTTAGCTACTATATCATCAATTAATAGTTTTAATCAAGAGGAAGTTACAATTTCAGTCTATGCCCATTTGGAAGATGTAAAATTAGTAGGTCCAACATTTTTATCTAACTTTGCGTTACAGTCATCTTATGAGACGGGTCCTGTGTCTAAACCAGCTTCTGTTATTAGTAATATATCTAACAGATTGCGAGACATTCCCGTTATAGGTCCTTATATGAGGGCAACATCTAAGGTTGCAGGAATTACTGCATCCGTTGCTGCCATGTTAGGATATTGTCGACCTATAGGGTTAGAAGACGATAAGCGAGTTATTACCAAAACGGTTGGTAATATGGCAAACGCTAACGTAATTGATACTGCATACAAATTGTCACTGGATGCTAAGCAAGAAAGAACCTTAGATCCTAGAACGGTTGGATTGAGCGGCAAAGATGAACTAGCAATCTTGAACGTAGTTAGTATAGAATCAATTATTGGTTCTTTTGATTGGACTGTCTCTGATCCATCAGATAAGTTATTGTTTATTAGTTATGTGTCACCCGTAATGTACACCACAGATTTTAATAGTGAACCGACGGTGTCTTTGGCTTTGACTCCATCATGTGTAATTTCCCAGTGTTTTAAATACTGGAGAGGAGGTATGAAGTTTAGATTTTTGGCTAATAATTCAGCACTATACAGAGGCAAGTTAAAGATAGTATATGAACCTGCTAATATTTCGTTGCTAACATCTCCAGCTTTGAATACTAACTACACATATATTATGGATTTGGTAGACACCGACGATTTCACTGTTTGTATAAATTGGTGTAATCAGTCTCATTATTTACAGTGTTTTAATGCCAATCCTTTGACTGAAGTTTGGGATACTACAGAATCATTGATACAAAGACCCGAGTATATGAACGGCATAATTAGGGTTTATGTAATGAATTCTTTATCTTCTCCGGGTGATGTTCCTGCATTTTGCACCTGTACAGTTTTGACTTCTATGTGCGACGACGCTGACTTTGCCGTACCCTCAACCGCGAATCTGGGGAATTTTCAAGTCTTTCAGTCGCAGTCGTCTTATGAAGGAGATCCGTTATCCGCCCACGAGGAAGTAGGACCGTCGGGAACCAGTATTTTAGGGAAAGATAAAGAATTTGGCGATGACCAAGGTGATGACCATCAAAACGTTGTATGGTTTGGAGAAAAAATTATCTCCATGCGACAAATGATGAAGAGATATAGTCATGTCACTTCTGAATCCATACCCTTCTCTACATCTAACACTTTAACCTCTATTTATAAGAGAGTTCGATGGAGGTTATTTGGATATAGGGGAGTTAGCCCGCAAGGTAACGGGCTAGATGTGGACGGGCCCCGATTTAATTTAGTATCTTGGACGTTCACCCATTGGATGACTTTATGCTTTGCTGGTCGTAGAGGTGGATTGCGCTATAAATATATTATGACTGGACCTTCACAACCAGGGAATATGTTTATTAGTGCATCGAATTGTTTAGTTACGCGTAGAGTTGGTGATGAATCATATACTGTTTTTAAGAATGGTCCAAGTAGTAACGCCGCAACTTTTATGCGAGTATTCGACAATTCCGCCCAAGGTATGGCAGTTTCGAATAACAACAATGTATTAGAGGTTGAGTACCCCGACTATAGTAATACTAGATATTTATCAGCATCACGCTTGTACCCATTAGCGAACGATGATGAGAATATCGAATATCATGTGCTAGTCCCAAATCAATCTAATGATTTTTCAACCATAATACACTCTTTTATGTGCGCGTCCGAAGATTACTCTCTGTTTTATTGGTTAGGTATGCCAATCTTAACATCCGTTAGCACGCCAGAAGCGTGGAACGGAGGACCTGTCTATCCATTACCAGGATAGGCGAAATACCGCTATGTTGTATATATTGTATATAAATTACAAGTTGCATGTTTTATACTATATATTATTTTATATTATGTTTATAATAGTGTATATGTTTATATATTACATATTTTATATTGTATATTGTTTATTTAATGATTGCAGTTCAAAATCCGCGAGTAACCCGCGGTGGTGAGATTATTTCTCATCGTAAGTATATCTTATTTGTTTAATAACAGAAAGTTTTTTTATTGTTTAGTAAGTATACTTACTAAACATGAATTTTTTAATTTCTGTTAGGCTACATTTTTTAGAATGCTTACCTCATAC